GCCGGTGTGCCCAACACCAGCGACGAGGTCCAGAAGTGCGCCCCTGAGTACACCCTGTACATCCCCCTGCAGTTCTGGTTCAACCGCCACCCCGGTCTGGCGCTGCCCCTGATCGCCCTCCAATACCACGAGGTGCGCATCAACCTGGAGTTCAACGACCTGCGCAACCTGTGCTGGGACATTGCTCCCCAAAACACCAGCAACCCCCACGTGATCCGCGACCGCGTGGCCAACGCTGGTCTGGTGGCTGCCTCCCTGTACGTGGACTACATCTACCTGGACACTGACGAGCGCCGCAAGTTCGCCCAGGTCGCCCACGAGTACCTGATCGACACCCTCCAGTTCACTGGCGGCGAGTCCATCACCTCCACCGCCAACAAGATCAAGCTGAACTTCAACCACCCTTGCAAGGAGCTCATCTGGGTGGTCCAACGCGACAGCTTCGTGTCTTGCGATGACGCCGTCATCAACCCCTGGAAAGGTCAACAGCCCTTCAACTACTCTGACTTCTGGGACCGCGCCGTTCTGGAGTCTGGTTACAGCGTGACCCGCGTGGAGGGCATGGCTGGCGGCAACCCCGTGATCACTGCCCTGCTGCAGCTGAACGGACACGACCGCTTCACCGTGCGCGACGGCAACTACTTCAACTGGGTGCAACCTTACCAACACCACACCAACATCCCTGCGGTCGGTATCAACGTGTACAGCTTCGCGCTGCAACCCGAGGAGCACCAGCCCAGCGGCACTTGCAACTTGTCCCGCATTGATAACACCACCCTGCTGCTGACTGTCTCCAACAACGCCGTTGGTGCCACCACCAGCTCCACCGTGCGTGTGTATGCGACCAACTATAACGTGTTACGTATCATGAGTGGCATGGGTGGACTTGCGTTCTCCAATTAATTGCGGTTCATGGTCGTTGCTCGGATCGTTATCGTACATTATTGTTTTGTGTAGTTGTTAAGTGATGAAATATGAATATAATTCTTGATAATTCTATTATGAAGAATTAGTTATGAAGATATATGATGGCTGTGAAAACTCCAATTTATTGCGTTTTAATAAAATTGATTATGTTCTCCAGTTAAGATATGAGCTAGATTTGAAATGGAAATGAAAGCATTTAGTGAAGAATTATGCAAAGGAATTGTTCAACAAGGTCCGCGAAAGGGTCTGCAATGTCAGCGCGAAAAGGGCGAGAATGGATACTGCATTCATCATCAACGAAATTATGAATATGATCAACTTTTGGCTGCTGGCAAAAAGATTTGTAATGGCTTCTTTCGGGGATGTACGAATGAACTTTCAGTAGACGATTTGAGTAAAGATCGTAAATTTTGTTCAACGTGTCGTGATAAAAAATCAGGAAAAGAGTTTCCATGCAAACTTGAAGGGTGTAAGGCAAAGATTAAAAATGCTGAAGATAAATACTGTGAAAAACATATACGACATTTACTTCGTGATGATGAAAAGGAAAGAAATGTACAATATTGTGATATCAGCAGAGGTTGTTTTAATATTCTATCAAATGATATTAAATGTGAAGAATGTAGAAACAAAGAGCGTCAGAAGACTGCGTCTGAACTAGCAGCTTTGCGTCATCAGTATGGTATTCAACTTCCTGAACGAAAAGAAAAAGATGAACTCTTTGAAAAACAGGAATCTATTTCTGTTGAGGTAAAGGAGGTGTGGAGATCTGTTCAGCGAAGTGCAAGTTTAAGAAAGCGGCTCTTTACTCTATCACAAGAAGACTTTGAACAATTAGTCATTCAACCCTGTTATTATTGTGGATTCTATTCTATGCACAGGTTTGTAGGGATTGATCGCATTGATAATAATAAAGGGTATATTCTTGAAAACTGCATTCCTGCATGTAAAATGTGTAATCTGATAAAAAATGCAGATCATCCAAATGCATTTCTGGATAAAGTGGACATGATCTGTGCATATAGACAAACACCTATATATAATAATGCAACAGGTGCAGTATGGAATAGCTATTTCTCAAAAAGTCAAATGCGCTCATATAATGACTATAAATATATTTCAGAACAAGTGCGAAGTATTAAATTTCTATTATCTGAAAAACATTATGAAATGATACAATATAATGAGTGCTACCTTTGCGGAATCCGTCCTGCTGAAGGACATCGTAATGGCATTGATAGAATCGATAGTAGCGGCGATTATACGGTTGAAAATTGTAAAGCCTGTTGCGGTCATTGCAATAAAATGAAACGCGACTATTCATATGTAGACTTTATTCGCAAGTGCATTCAAATCAAGGCACATGGGTGTGATAGGTCAAAATTTGCAATCCTTTCACAATCAGATATACATCTAGAAAAACTAGAAAATGAACATTATACTGTACAAGATATTGCAATCTTTCTACGAAAAGGTCACTTGACGCGATTTCTTGAGTGGTGCGAAGAAAAAGGTAAAACTGTTGAATTTACAACAGCAATTACACATATCGCAAGTAAAATGGAAGGCGATATTGAATCACAGATTAAGAGAGAGCTTGATAATGAACGTAATAGAAAATCCGTTCAATCAAAAAATCCTGATAAAAAACATCTTCATTGTGCAACTGTATATGCATGGCTTGTAGGCGGGAAAGAAGGGGACTTTCTAACCTGGTACGATGATACATATGAAAAAACATCAATGTTTGATAAAAAGTTCAAAGAATTAATGCAGAGTCTTCCTACTCTAACTAAAGAAAATGGAATTAAAGCCTGTAAAAAGTTTATGTATGATGAAAAAAGCAGACGAAATACGCAAAAAATCCGTGAAGAAAAATGCAGAGAGACTACGCTCTACGCTGCTAGCGCAGTCTCACAATCAAGCTCTCAACCAAGCCAAAATATTATTGTACAACTTCCCACTGTCAAGCCCGCAAATAGTATTGTAGAAAAGATAACTGTTCGTAAAGAACCTATAAAGTCGGCTCCTAAACAATGGAAAACTGCAGATGTATATGCCTATATTTATAATGGAAATGAATCTGTATATCTAGACTCATTAAAAGAAAATAATAATATTGATCAGATCTCGGATTTCCAAACAAAATGGACTACACTTCTGCAAACAGTGAAAAATAATACCTTCAAAACTGCAGAATCTACAATCAGATGCTTTATTCAATGGCTTCGTACTATTCGGCATAATGAACTTTGTGCTGCGACAAATGCAAAACGAGTCCTTGAAAAGGAAGATCGTCAACATTATCGCACAGATGGCATCCTTGTATTATTTAATACAGGATCGGCTGATGAACTTGCAAAATTTAAGAAATATACGGAAGACTATGCTGGAGATGATTCAAATGACCCAAAATGGATAAAGCGTTGGACTACATTTGTAGACTCCGTGGAAAACGCAGAAACTGATGAAGATAAAAAGGAATGTATTGCGAGATTTATGAGAGCGCAGCGAAAGAAAAAGCTGGACAGGTCTAAAATAAATATCTAACATTAATTAGATATATGCCCGAATATATATACAAAACTCAGTATGGTACATTTCGCGTAACTATAAATGATGATAATGATTATAATGCCATGTCAAGAACTGCGACTAAACGTGGTACAAATATAAGTATTGGTGGAAAAAATACATGTGTATTTTTTTCTGTACCGGTTAATAAAGATACGGCGCATTTAACAAATTTAAAAACTACAGATGGCGGATGCGAGGTAACAGATAAGATTATATCAGGTCAAAACACGGTTGGTATGGTTAATTTGGGGTTTACTATCATACGGAAAATTGCACCTCATATCCAATACATACGTCTTGAAGATATGTCGGATTTTCCGTGCAATATTGATAATGATAGAACTGTTGGAATTTCGATGATGCTTTATGAACTTGCATTCTATCAACAAGCATATTATGAAAGAAGGTTTGGTGCATATTTATTAAATGATACAATGCGAAAAATGTATCAAGATTATAAGCGTGGATTTTTAGAGCCTCTTCCTAAAGACTTTTCATTTAATAATAGAGACTTGGAAGGGATTTTAAGACCTTTATATTTAGAATCAAAAAATTGGAAGGATTTTTTTGATAAAGTACATAAATTGCCAAATGTCTGTCAAATTTTATTCCCATGGTATCGTAATGCAATGATGATAATATTTAATGGCGTTTCATTTGAACGTCAAGTTTGGTATATTGATTTCAAAAATAATTCACATATATACCCAGTTCAGTATACTATACTTACAACACAAAAGGGCGGAAAACGTAAAACAAGAAAAAATATTAATTATCCATATAGTGTTTTTGATTCGAATATATATTATAATCAGTTAACACATGATCAAATTTATAATTTAAAATATTAAGCCTAAACCCATCCATACATCACAAAATATATGAATCGCAATATTCAATTTCATATTGTGCATCCACAAGATTCAATAATTACGTTTTATGTTCGTAAACTATATGACTATGTAAATGATGGAGAAAATGGGCATATTGAATTTAATGGATATATTTATTATGATGTTGGTAATGAAACAAAATATAACAGGTCTCTTACTAAAAGTATATTATGCATGACTGAATATTCTGCAGAAGGCATTGTAAATTCGGATAAACCAGAAGTCACCACATATTCCTTTATTCAACATCATATTTACGAAGTTGAATTTTATCGCCGTGAAATTATAAAGAATACAAATGCATACAGCACAATTGAAGAAGATGATGGGACGGAAATGAATGTCTGTTTCTTTCCTACTGACCGTCAACGCGTCTATTTCAAAGTCCTGCGTGAAATTTTGGAAGGAGATCCTGTGCCCGATGAATATAAACCAAAGCCATCTGTAGTCAGTTAGAATGCAACAACGCCTAACATAAAACTCGGCGCAATAAAAATAGGACTCCAAAATAGAAAATGCGCCGCGGAACCGTTTTGACAGTCCTTCTCGTTCTGCTTTTAGCCACGCTCGGTGTTTTTATTTATTACAATGTGAGTTCCCCCCTCGCAATGTATCCAGCGGATGCAAAAGATGCGCTCAAAAAGGGCGAGTTTGATGCGGTAGTGGATGTGCGTACAGACGCCGAATGGAACACGGGTCGCTATCCTCTAGCGATTCATGTGCCTGTAAACCAGATCGGTACACTGCTTGGGCAACGTATTCCTGATAAGAAGGCGAAGATACTCTTTTATTGTAATACAAGCACCCGATCCCGCGTTGCAGCAGAAGAAGCCCAAAAGTTGGGATACACTAATGTGCGTTACCTCTTGGGAACACATAAAAATTTAATGGATTAAGTCTCTGTTAGTTTACGTTTCTTCATTACAATATAGTGAGATTTGCAAAATCCATTTACCTCCACGGCTTTGCTGCATTTACGACTCGTGCTATGTACATAGGAACAGCGATACAATGTCATTGCTCCTTTGCGCACTTTATTTTCCATCCACGCCTTGCTGGATTCATCAAAGAATTCAGCTGTAAATTCGGCATTCCCTGGTAGCGGTTCCATCTTCTTAGAGGTGGTCCGCTGGATTTATGCTCTCGTCTTCCCATTTGACCTGTAAATTTCCAGCGTATTCTTGGAAGTCATCTGCTTTTGATGTTGGTTTGTCGCATCCCAAGAGATACAATAGGGCTTGGATTCTGCGTCTCATTGCATTTCCAGCCATTTTTTTGCTGACATGTTTCCACGCCCATTCAAATTGTAGAGCAGCTCTTTCATTTGGAAATCCAGTCACATGGCAAACGCGTTTCCAGCTGTATCCAGCAGTAGCTCTTGCACCCCCTTTGAGCGCGCCGTTGTGTTGTTTCAGACGACGATCAATATCTAGAGTTGCACCGATGTAGGTTTTGGATCCTCCAAGTTGCTGTAAAAAGTAGACGGACCACATAAACTTGTATATCGATATAGGTTTAAGAGGGGTAGTGATGGCACATATAACTATAAAAGATTTACACCGAAAACGAAATCCAGCTGGATTTGGATTCCGCTGGAATTTTCTGCGACTTTTGTATTGTTTTAGGAAAATCAGAGAGTTTGCCTCGTCTAGGCGGACACCCATCGTTCCATTTCCAGCATAGCCTGGGATTATTTATTTTTAGATTGTAAGATATAGAATCTAAAAATACATATTTAATTACATTAAATTACACTGCTTGACTGATATCTGCTGCACCTGTTGAGACACGGAGGGGATTAAAATGCGTGCGTGTAGATTGACCACGTCCAAGTATGCTAGGACGAGGCACCTGTGTAGGAGTGTTTAGACTAAACTGTCCATTTTCAGGAACAAAGCTCACAACACGAACCGCTGCAGGGCTGGTAGTTTGAAGCGGTGATTTTATTTTCTTTTGTTTTCGCTTGTACATGTAATATCCAACTCCTAGGGACGCAAAGACAATTAAACCACCCCCTCCCCCTAAAATTCCAATTCCATATGTGGGAAATTGCATCTGAGAGGATGGAGAAATGGGCGCTGCAGCAGCTGATTGAATTCCAGCGTATGAAGCGACAGTCACTTCAGCCGCTACGCCAGTGCTGCCAACGCTTTGAGCCAGCGTTTGAATGACAGGTGACGTGCGAATAATTTCAGCGAATTGGCTTGTATTGAGGGCTAAAATATCGGCAGTGGGCTTGACGATTAAATAGTCTACATCGACTTGAATATCGGTACTTTGAAGGGCACGGAGGAGACGGGCGGAGCTTGCCACTTCATAGCACACAACTGTTCCATTGCTCTCCATCATAAAATCACTAGGATCGACTGCGACTTTTGTGCGTTCACCTGTGGAAATGGTTAGAATTGTAATGTTTTCCACGCGAATTTTCTCTAGAGGCATTCTGAGCGTGCATGCAATAGAGGCTTGTATTTCTTGTACCTTTTGCGGCTCTTCAAATTGGGTGGGATTACCGTCGGTGAAACTTACGCGAGAGGGCATATAGGGTGGAATAACTTCGGGTGGAATGACTACATCTTGAGGTACAGCCCAAGGAGTGGGTGTAGGAGCGACAGTCATAGGCTTGAAAGGTTTGGCAGCTGGTTTGAATGTAGGGAGCGGTGCAATGGTTGCATCAACGGCAAATTGATTTAGGATGGAATCAGGCTTTACACAGCGGGGATTGCGAGGATCTTGCTCGCAAATATCACGGGGCGGTAGCGGCTTGGCAGAAGGGGTGGAGGTCCTGGAGGGCTCTTCTACTTGTTCTTTGGGTGTCATTGTAGATGTGCTGCTTCGTCGCGGGGTGCGTGTGGCAGTGGTGGATGGTTTTACTGTGGGTGTTGATGTTCGGCTAGGGTCTTCGGGTTTAGCCGTCTGTGTAGGCTCTTGAGGACGAGGAGTCATAGTAGGAGTAGAGGAGGGTTCTACGGGCTTAGCTGTCTGTGTGGGCTCTTGAGGACGAGGAGTCATAGTAGGGGTAGAGGAGGGTTCTACAGGTCTAGCCGTCTGTGTAGGTTCTTGAGGTTTAGAAGACACCGTTGCAGTCATAGTGGGCTCCTCGGGTTTAGTAGACGCCGTTGCAGTCATAGTAGGTTCTTTAGGTCTGGGAGTTACGGAAGCAGATTCACTAAATTCTACAGTGCTATTGCTACATTCTGCAGGTCGGACAGTAAAACAAACAGTTTCAGAACCTTCATTGTGCATATAATAACCAACAGGGCATGCTTGCATGTGGGGAGGATACATGCGCATGCACTTTAGAGTTCCATCTTCGCTGGTATAGGGTCTATCAGGTTCAATGCAACCATCCGCGGAGGGTACATAATAATTAACACACATTCCAGCAGATGGCATAAATACATCGGAACCCTGGCACACTGTGTATTGTCCAGGAGGAAGAGCGCTTGCACAAAATCGCTCATGTACAAGCTCTTCATCTGAGTTGCATATGTAGGTTGTACAGTTGCGCATATTGCATCGGGGGTCTTGCGTAATTGGGCAATTAAACCATTCGTTGCAAGATGCAGCATCAGGTGTGCATTCATCACAAACAGGTGTCCCATCAGAATATGTGCCTACTTGAAGTGATCCCCATGGGCAGGTTGTTGAACCTACAGAGGTTTGCGCGTTTGCTGTTGCCAGCCCACCAATAATAAATAAATAAATAAGGGCTAGCATCCTTATACTGTATATGTATAAAAAAGGTTTAGACGGGTCGAAAAAATTGGTTGGGTATTTTGATGACTCTATATGTACACCCTTTAGAAATGTCTGCATTCTTGAATATTTGTGACCTTTCCAAGGAGCCTTCTCATAAGGTTACAGAGTATGCAATCCAGTACCCTTATAAACTGGACATCTTCCAAGAGTATGCAATTTCTGCAATCGATCAACAGCATAATGTACTTGTATGTGCTAAAACTGGAAGCGGGAAAACGAATTGTGCTGAATACGCTATCGCCCATTGTCTCAAACAGGGAAAGCGCGTCTTCTACACAACCCCCATTAAGTCTCTGAGCAACCAAAAGTTCCATGATTTGAAACAAATGTGGTCAGAGCCAGGAATGGTCGGTATTATGACAGGTGATATCAAGTTTTGCCCTGATGCAAAAATCATTGTTATGACTACCGAGATTCTGCGCAATCTTCTTTACAAAAGGGGATCTAGTACTGAGCATGTGGGTATTACAGCATCTCTGAATATTCAGGATCTAGGTGCAGTTGTCTTTGATGAATGCCACTACATTAATGACAGGGATCGAGGCAAGGTTTGGGAAGAAACCATGATTCTTCTGCCCCGCGAGATTCAACTTATTATGCTTTCAGCCACTCTGGATCGCCCTGAATTCTTTGCTGAATGGATTGGAGAACTCAAACAGACCCCGTGTCATCTCATTCAAACGCAGCATCGTGTAGTCCCTCTGACACATTCCATTCTGCGGGGGCAGAATCTCTATACTCTTATGGATTCCAAAGAGGTCTTCTATGATAGTACCTATGCAGATTGGCTACGTACACGAGCTACTACTGAAAAGGAACATGAAGCTTATCAGCGCAAGGTCGCAGCCGCCAAAGCTGGTGGACATGAAGGAGCTGTTAGTGGCAAGGTTCGCGTGGAAAGTTTCAATCATCAGCTGAATCGGTGCGTGGATATGCTCCATTCGCAGGGTCTTCTTCCTGCACTTGTCTTTGTTCTCAGCCGAAAGGGGTGCGAACAGCATGCAATTCGCACGGAATCTCAGCTTCTAGACAGCAGTGACTCCAGAACAGCAGAGCATATCTTTGACTTTCATCTGCGCCATCACAAGGATAACCTAGAAACCATCGGTCAGTACCATGCGCTGAAAAAGCTAGTCGCCAAGGGCATCGCCTTTCACCACAGCGGTGTGCTTCCTGTTCTGAAGGAGGTCATTGAGATCCTCTTCACAAAAGGGTATATTAAACTCCTGTATTGCACAGAGACCTTTGCAGTAGGCATCAATATGCCGACCAAGACTGTTATCTTCACGGGTCTCTCCAAGTATGATGATACAACTGGTGGAATGCGCCTTCTGAGGACGGATGAGTATATTCAGATGGCAGGGCGTGCAGGGCGCCGTGGAAAGGACAAGTTTGGTCAAGTGATCTTTCTTCCTGAGCGTGATCCACCCACTGTCTTTGAGATGAAGATGATTCTGAAAGGGGGTCGACCTGAAATCCAGAGCCGTATGGACTTTCATTATGACTTTCTGCTGAAATGTTTCCAAGCCAAGGAAACAAAGTGGCTGGATATTCAGCAGAAATCGTATTGGTATAGGCAACAACAGACTGTGCTGGAAACTTACAAACGAGATGCAACTTCGCTGAAAAAGTCCATCCAAGAGATTCAAATTCCAGCGGACGCGGTGGAAGAACTCGCTGAAAAACAGCGACTGGAGACTCTGGTTGCAACACTTTCCAATGCCAAACGGCGCCAGGCTCAGCAGAAACTGGATGCATGGCTAGATGAGCATGAAGGTCCCAACTGGAAAATTTATGAAACACAGCTGAAAAAGAAGGTGGCGCTGGAAATGGAACTCAAACAAGTGGAGGATCAGATTGTCTCTTCCGCTGGAAATACTGGACACGTAGATCGCTGGATTTCTATTCTGAAAAAAGCTGCCTATCTAGATGAAGATTGTAAGCTTACTCCCAAAGGTGTACTTGCGACTGAATTTAATGAGGGACATTCCCTTCTCTGCACAGAATTCTTTGGACGAAACCTTCATAAAGATCTCACTGGGGAAGAACTAGTGACAACTCTTGCATGCTTTATGGAGGAAAAAGATAAGGATGATGGACCGACGCTGCAGGATCTGATTGTGCCAAAGACTGTAAAGAGTGCGCTGGATTCCATTGGTGGTATTGCTGAGGAATGTATGGGCTTGGAGGATGCTGAAGGACTTCACAGTCCTACAGGATACTGGGGATTGTCTCTAACCTGGGTAGATCCCATTTGGCGCTGGATTCAGGGTGATTCTGCAGCAGCCATTTGCAACGACTATGGGCTCTTTGAAGGCAACTTTGTGCGCGCAGTGCTGCGTGTAGCCAATATGGTGGATGAGTGGACTTCTGTTGCAACGCTTGCTCAAGATCTCGAGACGCTGGAAAAACTGCAAGATGTAAAACAAAAACTCATTCGTGAGATTCTAGTTCCTGATAGTCTGTATCTGCATCTATAATTCAAAAAGGTCACGCTTTCCCTCTTGTCTCTGAATACTTCCTTTTTGCATAGTATTTGTCCCATATTTTAATTTGCGCACGCGTGCAGCTCTCCGCTGTAAATTAGATTGGTTTAGCCTATTTTTTTGTTCGCAACTTTGAATAAATGCATTTTTTACCTGTTGATGTATAGACTGCATATTTGGACACGATTGCAATGTATCGAGAAGTACTTTACGTTCAGGAGTTAAGAATTCATCTCTGTATGCAAACTCGTCACAACCAGATGCAGCCTCACCAATGGATGCAGCCGCTTTGAATAGCTGACTTGTATCCATGGTACATGGCGTCGTTTGTTCCGTAGGAGATGTAAAAAATCCGCGCCCTTTTTGTTTCCGGGATTGAATGCGTTTTTTATATTTACGTTTTATTGTCTTACGGGGCATTTCTATTTATCAGTTATAAAATTCAAATCGAAATACGAATTTGGTTCTGGATAGTCTGTATCCGCCATCTATAATATAAAATATAAATAGATGGCGGATAAATTGCGTAGATATAAGCCACAACCAATTATTTTTGAACCTTCCGACGCATATATTATTGTTGGGCATGGGAAAAATTCAGATTCAACATTTATCGTTCCTGATAATTGTATAGTTGTTGTAAAAGCTAGACCCGGAGAAGCGATTCATTCTAAATCGTTATATCCATATTTAAACAAAATAGTAAATCCTGAAAACGCGGATATTATGCGCGATCCTTTACACCATACGCGTGAGCTTATTGAAAAATTAGATGATTTTGTTCTGTATAAACCAGGAGACAAATGTCCAAATTTTATCTATCGTATGTTTTCATTTGACGATATAAATATGGGAACCGCCAATCGGTTTGGACTTATTAAAGCCCCTATACTGGAACCTATTCGTGAACTACATTCAAAGAAAACTAAAATATTAGATATTATAAAAGGCGATTTTAAATCAACTATTACAAATATGTATTCTGATAGTGTATATCCTACTACAGATGCTATATTAAAATCAATATACAAACAATTTCCTAGCCTATCTGAAAATCCTACAATAGGTGAAGTAAGATCTAAAGAATCAGAACGTTGGGATGAAAATGTCGAAAGAACTGGAAAAAACGATTCACCCAGTCCAGTTGAAGATGAATTTATAATTACACAAGAAGAATTATGCAAACAATATAAGGGTGTATTTTATAATTTTGTATGTCGTGGAATTTCTGGTATCTACTATGGTAAATTTCCATTACCTATGGGTGAATTTAATATAGTAAATAATGTTACAAATTTACGCAAAGCTAAGCCTCTTGTGCGTAATGTGTTAAAAAATCGTATTGGGAATGCTGAAACCAAGCGCAAACAGCTATTACGCAATACAAAATATAATCGACCAAGCGAAGGAGGAGGATCTAGAAAGAGAAAAACAAGAAGACGAAATAATAGACCATGATTTATACATGGGATTCAAATCGAAACACGATTTTTTCCTTCCAGCGCCGTGCAGACGGATTTGCATAATAGCTCAAACTAATTTCAGATCCAGGGATCAATTCCTTTTCTGTTTTCCAGTTAAATGTCCGTTTCCAGCTAGGAATCCATAGCTTAGTTTTTGAGCCAGAGCGATGCAGAACAATTGCATTTACTTCACCTTTTTTACGGGTTGTAATTTGTTGAAGAAAGAAGAGATCACGTTCATATCGTTTGAGGTCTTGCTGGCGTTCATTGAGAGCTAGAATATTACAAGGGCTTTGACTTTGTTCCTTACCCGTCAAGAAGCCTTTCAATACGCGTTGATTGACCAGATCTGCATAGCGACGAATGGGACTTGTTGCGTGGCAATAGACTTGTGCTGAGAGACCGTGGTGCATAGGTGCTGGATCAGATGCAAGACAATACTGTGCAGACCGATTGGCTAAGACAGCTAGATCAGCTCCACCGAGACTTGTGTATTGATTCAGCAATTCATAATCTGGCATGTCGTGTTTCCGCAGAATACCATGACCAAGGGTCCTAAGCATTTTTGCAGTCTGGATGTTGTAATACAGCATACATGCTTCAATCCATTCGTGTGGATCTTGAGTTGGAAATCCCAGAATCTGTTTTGCAAAGTTTGCAAGAATATCTATATTTAGTCCATCGCGGCTAGCCTCATCTTTGAATGTATCGTACTCATACTGTTTCCAATTTACAAGTCGCGTGAGTTTCCATTCAGTCTTTTTTAGCGTGTAAGGCGCATCAGAGTCCAGTGTCAGAATAAGGCTTACACCCGCTCGTTCGACGCCAGGAAGAAGACTGCATGCATGTTCGCTCAAATTCGCAGGGAGCATTGGTTTTACAGCGACACCATTTTCGTAGGCGGTCATTCCTTGCGCTTGAGCATAGAGATCCCAGTCAGATCCTGGACAAACAGTTTCAGCAACGTCTGCAATTGTGATCCAAAGCTCCATTCCAGCATCCGTTTGTTTGAGACTCAGAACATCGTCAATATCTTTACATCCTGGAGGATCAATATTGAATGTCATTGGAGGACATAGAGGGCGATCTTCTAGATTCGGCACAGGAGGAACCTGCTGGCTTAACCCTTTGGGTTCCTTGAACGGATTATAAGTCAGGAGGAGTGCTTTGGACTGAATTGCCATATCATTGCAAGGACCGAGAAGCTGGCGCAGAGTGCCTCTTGGAAATCCAGTGGTAGACCAATCCTCAAAGTCAAGAACTGCAATCTGATTTTGGCTCACATCACGTTCAGTAGAACCTGCGATGAAGAACGGATAACCCTTTTTGAAAGGGGCAAAGAGATACAGGGGTGCGCCACGGCTCGTCATGCCGTATTTTGTTTTGGAATTAAGTTCCAGAACACCGACAATCGATTTATGAGAGGACCGTTTTAGACATTTACAGACCCCAGTTTCAGAGTTCCATTGTACATGATCCCCAGGAAGTGCCTTGTTGGCTTTTCCAGCGCCTTCAAACTCTAGAAGAGTTTCTCCAGAGTCTGCCTTGATTTGAAATTGCTCATAGTTCTGTGTGTAAAGATATCCTTCCAGCATTTTGGGTACATTGGTGTCTGAGGTTTGAATCCACCAATTTTTTCCAGCATAAACAGAAGATGGACTATCAACAATTCCAACCACCACTATTGAATGGTCGACCGACACAAGCACCATTGAATCGAGATCAACAAAAAACAGCGTTTGAAAAGCTAAAGGGCGAATATTTCAAAACACCTGAACCTACACCTCAATGGTCAATTCCAGCGATAAAGGAGTACAAACTGAGTGAGTCGGAGCAATTGAAAGCCGCACAGGAACAAATGAAGGAACGAGGATTTCAAGTTCAAGCGACGGCGGTCGAAGAGCGTTTAGAAGAAAAGAGAGTCGAAGATTCAATTAAAACATTTTACTGTCGCCACGAATTTCACACTGTAAAAGCGCAATTTGGTATATTACCTGTCAAGTATAAGATATGTAAGAAATGTCAACTTGTAAAGTAAATTCTAAAAATTGGTTATTAGAAATCAAAAAATTGACCGACCGCGGTCAGCCCTTGGAATGCAAACCCCGCTTTAGAACAGAATGAGTCTAGAGATTCTGCTTGGTCCCATGTTTGCTGGAAAAAGTTCAGCCATTCTTCGGATGGTAAATCGTTACCAGTGTCTAGGCTGGAAGATTTGTATCATTACACATTCTGCAGATGACCGCTATTCTGCTGAAGCGATGCTTATGAATCACGACGAAATGGGCATTCCGTGCGAAAAGTGGTCCTCTCTGATGGATCATATTGACGATCCTGATTTTACGCAAGCTAAACTGGTTATCATTGATGAAGCCCAATTCTTTAAAGATCTGAAGCCTTTTGTGGAACATGCTGTTGACGTTCTAAAAAAGGACTTGCTCGTTGTAGGACTGGATGGCGATGCAGAACGCAAACCGTTTGGTCAGATTCTAGATTGCGTCCCTCTGGCTGACAAGGTAACCAAACTGAATGCCTTTTGCAAACGCTGCGGGGATGGAACGGAAGCCATCTTTAGTTTCTGCAATCAAAAGAAAACGGAACAAGTGTGTGTTGGTGGCGCAGAGATGTATATGCCTCTGTGTCGCAAACATTATTTGGAAGGAATGGCGGAACAAACTATGAGCAAGTAAAACGGGACCCTTCTTTACTATCATAGGCTAAGCATGTATTGGACGCACATTCGGGGCTGAACTGACATTTGGCGCCTTTTTGTTTGCCCTTTTCAGCCCCGTATAAGGTTACGGCAAATCCCTCAAATCTCGGGAAGAAGATTTGAAGGACTAGAAAAACTGCCAAGAAGAAAAAAAGCGCACCTTTCACACGATTACGAGACATCTCTTATCTACGCTTAGAAGTTGTGCGGCGCTTGCGATTGGCACGACGTCTTGTTTTTTTAGCACCACCAGCAAAAGTGGGTCGCCCCTGGTTTCGCAGATAATCATTTACTCTTTCAATTCCAGAATAGGACTGTAAATTAATTCCCCCACGGCGACCACCAATTATAGGGGGTATACTTTTAAACATGAAATCAAACATTTCTCCAATATATTTAGCTCTTCTGTATTGGATTGTGTTCATTATAAATGTCACCTCTGCAGGAGAAAGGGCTTTATAAAACACTGCATAAGGATCCATACCACCAGTGGTATAGCGTCTACCTGATCTATCGCGTATCCAATCTGAATCTTGAATTTGTATTGAATATAATCCGCTGAAAATATCTCCAATTTCCTCATAGATTTCCCGTTTAATACATTCTAATGCAGTTTCACCTACTTTAATTCCGCCCTTTGGACAGCTTTCATTTTTTTTCGAGGGTTGTATTCTTGGTTGAGAAAAATAATTCGTTGTATTTGGAATTGGTACCGCGGGTTGATCTCGATTTTTAGCAACTATGGGAAACAATAGATCTACACCAGGTGTCACGGATGCTTTTGGAGGGTGGCGTTGCATGAACCCTACTATAAGCGGTATTATATTTTCAGTTAATTGTTCCTTATTAAGTTGTATCTGTATTTTATTACCAGAGGTATCAACTGTGTCAAGTATTTCTTTCAAGGGATGTACGATTGCAGATAAATTATATCTATAATAATGTGATTTTTTATCTTTCTCATCAAATAAAAATATACCCTCTTCACCTATTAAAACTGTATTTGTAGTGATATCATGGAAAATAATTATTGCACCAGATATATCAGGATCTGGTGGTAGCGCTGGTGCAACTCCTGCCATTCTCTTATTCTATCTTTCGATTACTTTCCAGTGCTTCCAAAGCCCCCTTCACCGCGTCCCGTTTCATCAAGTTCACTCAGAGGTTTTAGTTCAACGCGCGAAATATAACCCATATCGGGTGCAAGAATTTGAAAGAGTCTGGTTCCAGCTTCAATGGCGGGCATACTATTTTCACGATTCGGCAGAACAGCGCCCATTAGAACGCCGCGATAGGATCTATCGATGACACCAATTGAATTGGCTTGACGTACGCCACTTTTCCAGATGCTGCTTCGAGGAGCGAGCCAAAAGTGGCAGGGCTCCGTATTGTATGAAATAGGCAGGACCATTTGCAGTTCATAATCGGCAACCTCTTTGGCGACACATTTTACCATACGAGCTTTGACACCGAGATCTAGAAGCGTAGCCCCTTCAATTGGATTTACGACCTGGCGTTTTACGCAATAGACGTCGACACCCGCATTATCATCATTTCGTTCCACACAAGTGCCGCCAAACCAGTTTACATATGCATCCCAATTGCCCTCAGTAGGAAACAGTTCAAGAATATAATTAACAGCCATATTGGTAACTTTCTGTACTTATCCAGTCAGCGTCCACCGGTGTCAATTTTTTAGTGGCTTCATATTCGGCATGTGTCAGTTTCCAATAATTTTGAATCTCGGCGGGATAAAAGGTCTCCCATAGCACCTCTTCAAGTAAAATGTTCCTGCTAAAGTATCGGAGCCCTTTTGGAAGTGTCGCTGAATGAGCGCGAGAGCTCCACAGTTTAGGTCCAGCCATCAAAAAACACCATACACCCTTATAACTTGGTACACGAGCCTTTATAGCTACGCGTGAAAATGTTGGCTGTGGAAATAGGGTTTCCATATATTTTGCGAGGGCGGCGGCGGTTGTATATTCCTTTTTAACTTCCCCAGCATTAACAGACAATCCACCATTTGGATTAAGGCGCTTTTTTGCAGCATGCAATAGTTCTTTCATAAAGGGCATATCTTCCGTGTGTGGATCGAGCAGATCAATGTATATAGCATCAAACATTTCATTTGTCTGATTTAGCCATCCAAGAGCTTCTACACATTCCACTTGGACGCGCGGATTTTCATACGCACCACCATTCCACGCCCAACCATCTGTTTTGAAATAATTGACTAGAGAAGCGTCCCAATCGATCTGTTTAATGTACTGCACAGAAGACCATTTTAAAACTTCACGAATCATACATCCTTCTGCCCCACCCAAAATCAGGACACGTCTGGGAGTAGAAATTCCTGAAAGTAGGCTGTGAACAAATGTTTCATGATACACATGTTCATCTGATTTTGTACTTTGATGCTGCCCTTCAATAAAAAGCATTTCATCTTTATTATTTGTTTGTAAGAGTTTCCACGTCTGAAGTTTGGAGGTATGTTCTGCAAGTAAAAGACCAGTGTATTCTAAAAGGTGATCTGGATTGCTCGTCTCCAGCACCGTGGTTGTCATTCTTTCATACAGGGTTCATAACCGTTTAAATGAATTTTGTTCAAGATAGTACACGTTTTTAACACTAAAAATGCTTAAAGCGGCAGCGATAAAATTGCTGCGGGTTTGGCGCCTACTTAGAGTCACAGAGTTTTAACAAGAGTAGTAGAATGCCTGCTGGGTTCAATCAACCCACTTCTGATACGGAAAACGTTGTTGGAGTCCAGTTTGGTATCTTCAGCCCAGACGAGATCGTGAGACGGTCTGTGGTTGAGATCACCAGTCAAAATACCTATGATGGCAATGAACCCAAGATTGGAGGGCTCTTTGATCCGCGTATGGGTGTTCTAGACAATGGCAAGACGTGTCGTTCCTGCGGGCAAACCAACCATGGATGTCCCGGTCATTTTGGACACTACCGTCTTGCGCGACCTGTCTACTTCATCCAGTTCATGGAGAAAATCCGAGATGTACTCCGTTGCGTCTGCATCCGTTGCAGCAAGCTTCTGATTGACAAGAATCAGTATGCGAGCATCGCCAAACGTCGCGGAGAAGCGCGGTGGAAGGCTGTCAAGGAAGCATGCGACAAAATCCACCGTTGCGGACAAGAAACGGAAGACGGATGCGGAACTCTGAAGCCCAACCGATTTGTAACCGAGGGCATTGCAAGAATTGTAGCAGAGTGGGACATTTATGAAGGCAGCGGCGATAAAGAGGTCAAGACTGTAACCCGCCAGCCCCTTGAAGCAGAGTACGTGCTCCGCCTCTTTAAGGCTATTACGGACGAGGATGTGGACTTTATGGGATTCAGCCGATACTGGTGCCGCCCGGATTGGATGATTTGTCAAGTACTCCCTATTCCTCCTCCTCAAGTACGTCCTTCCGTTGTTCAAGACAACAACCAACGATCTGAAGATGATCTGACCCACAAACTTGTAGAAATCATCAAGCGCAACAAGATTCTACAAGATATTATCAATAAAAACGAGAATCGCCACAATATTGATGAACACACGACCGTTCTGCAATACCACGTTGCGACGCTCGTAGACAACAAGATTCCTGGCGTAGCTCCTTCAGCCCAGCGTGGTGGGCGCCCCCTGAAGAGCCTTCAGCAGCGCATTGGAAGTAAGGAAGGTCGCGTGCGCTTCAACATCCAAGGCAAGCGCGTAGAACAATCCGCGCGCTCTGTGATTACCGGCGATCCCAACATCAGTATCGCCGAGGTGGGTGTGCCCATGAAGATCGCAATGAACCTGACCCGCCCAGAACAGGTCACCAAGTTCAATCGCGATCGCCTGTACAAGTACGTGCAAAATGGCGCCGACGTCTTCCCTGGCGCCAAGAGCGTCGTGCGCAAGGATGGGCGCATGATCAGCCTGAAGCACGTCAACACAAAGGAGATCGAACTGCACTATGGGGACACTGTCAATCGACACCTCATGGACGGAGATATCATCCTCTTTAACCGACAACCTACCCTGCACCGCATGTCTATGATGGGACATCGTGTGAGAGTTCTGCCGTACAACACCTTTCGGCTGAATGTACTGGTTACCAGACCATATAACGCTGACGGACACTATAAGTGTTAAATTAGTTAACACGTCAAGGTCAGCAACAGGTGGCTGCCTTTATGGTTAGGACAATACCATAAGGGGAAAACAGTGTAAGTGTCCTCATAGTGTACTGTGATCTTTGCAAGATTTATCTCACGGTATACATGATATAACCACCTAGTCACCACGCCTTACAACGTGGTGGCGAGATCCTCAAACTCAGGGAACACCCTAAAGCCAGAAGATACTAACTTGGTGCTGAAAAGTGCCAAGGGCCACGGAGAAAGACCGTAATGGATATAGTAACAACTCTTCTGGATACGATTCAACTTGATGGAAGTTGAAAAGTAATGGGCAATCCTGACCCAAGCCCCTCTGGTACAACAACCACCGTGGGGAAGGAGCAACGACTTGATGGGGGTCGGTCATAACAATCGCGTTATGGCATAAGGTAAAGTCTAACCCTATGCGAAAGTATAGGTATCTCCTGTTTGACGGAGATAAATCTTGTCTTCAACAGGTGGCTGCCTATTAGGTTGTAAGAACGCCTAATGGGAATAACAGTGTAAGTCTTACTGGTGGTATACTCGTGCAAGATACCCCCAATACAACTACCTAGTGGATGATTGGCTTAAAACAAAAATACCTACGCTGAATAAGATGGAAAATGATGTATTAGATGATAAATCTAATGTTAAAGGTCAAATTTATATCATAACAAACATACAGACAAACAAGCAATACGTTGGTCAAACTGTTACACATCGTAAAAATCACGGAAAGTATAGACCATTTGGATTCCAAGGGCGGTTCAAAGATCATCTAAGTGAAGCTATTTGTAATACCAAGAAGAAACAGTGCAGATATCTAAATAATGCAATACGGCATTACGGAAAAGATGCATTCAGAGTTTCTCATATTACAACATGCAACCTCAAAGATCTTGATGAACTTGAAACGCAATATATTGAAGAGTATAAGACACTCTATCCGAATGGCTATAATTTAACTCCTGGCGGAAAAACACTTGAACAACATAGTCAAGGCGTTGAACCGTTGAATACAACAACTCCAGGAAAACGTGGTGGCTGTACGATAAGAACAGAAGAAACACGTAAAAAAATATCAGAACAGCTTTGCAAAGTTCTTGGAACTGATGAGAATAGAAAACGTCAGATGGGTCTTACAAAAGAACAACACAAGGCACAGAAGTATGATAAATTCAAGAATGAACATATTGACCTTAACAATTTAGATAAGTATCTTTACACTAAACATTGCAAAGGAGTCCCCTTTGTAGTAGTGAAAGTGAATGGCAAACATACATCATTCGTGGGTAAATATCAAACCTTTGAAGAATTACAACAACAAGCTATACAATTCTTAAAGGATATTGCCAATCAATCTGCAACGTCATCAAACTGACGGGAAACCCGTAAAGATTCAGAGACCAAGGATATATGGAAACATGTATCTGGCTCCAGAGAAATACTGGAGGTACGGTAAAACATCTGAATATGAGTAGTAAACATCTACTACGAAATTGGTAATCCGCAGCCAAGCCCCTAAATCCGATTTGTAGGACATGGGGAAGGTTCAGAGATCAGACGGTGACGGGTCGTAAATGAAGGACTAGCAATCCAGATACGGCTCAAGATATGATCCGCCCCTCTTGGAAACTTGAGGGACCGGTGTATAGTTGGGGAGCTATACACCAACGGAGATGAACGCACACATCCCCCAAAGCTACGAGGCAACCGCCGAGCTAGCTGAAATCGCCGCGGTCCCCATGCAGATCATTCGCCCTCGCGATAGCACTCCAGTTATCAGCGTGACGCAGGATGCATTGGCTGGGTCGTACCTGGCAACTCTGCGAGGCAACGAGTTCACTCGCCGAGAGTTTATGAATATGATGATGAAAAATAAGCGCTTCCGCGAGGTGCCTGAGCCTCGTGAAGGTGGTCGCTACACGGGTCAGCAGATTATTGGAACTCTGCTGGCTCCTATTAACCTGACCATGCCCAACAAGATGTACAAGAAGGCTGGTGAGGATGGCGCTGCGCCCCCCAACAATGAAGACAACCTGATTGAAATCCGCGAAGGCGACTTTATGAAGGGCGTTCTGGACAAGGGCATCTTTAACACTGCAGGAAAGGGTATTCTGCACACGACCTACAATGATTATGGACCGAAAGCCGCTGTGGAGCTGCTGGATGGTCTGCAAAATATGATGGAAACCTATCTTATTATGAAGGGGTTCAGTGTGGGTATCAGCGATCTGATTGCAAACGAGTCAACCAAGAAAGAGATGGACGATGTGATTGTAGCCAAGAAGAAGGAGCTGGATGACCTTCTGATGTCCCTGCACACGGACCTCTTCACCAACAACTCTGGAAAGAGCAATCAGGAGGAGTTTGAGGCTCGTGCAAATGCAATCATGAACAAGGCTCTAGCCGAGGCTGGTAAGAAGGGTGTTCAGAGTCTTCCCAGTCAGAATCGCCTCATGACCATGGTTCGTTCTGGATCCAAGGGTGACGAGGTGAATGTGGGTCAGATGATTTCTTGCCTGGGTCAGGTGAACGTAGAAGGCAAGCGCATTCCTTACGGCTTCAAGGATCGCACTCTGCCCCACTTTAAGATGTACGATGACGGCGCTGAAGCCCGTGGATTCGTGCAGAGCTCTTTCATGAAGGGTCTGACGCCCACTGAATTCTTCTTCCACGCCATGTCTGGTCGTGAAGGTCTTATTGATACGGCTGTGAAGACCGCAGAGACAGGATACACGCAGCGCAAGCTCATCAAGGCGATGGAGAATCTCATGTGCCAGCACGATGGCACTGTGCGCGACGGTATGGGAAAGATTGTGCAGTTCCGTTATGGCGAAGATGGTCTTGCGTCTACTAAACTTGAAGGAATCAGTCTTCCTCTGATTAAACTCTCCAACACCAAGATTGAGAGCGACTTTGGAATGGCAAATGTCGACTTTACCACGATTCTGGAAGCCAGCGTCACCCGCGAAGCGGATGAGGAGCTCGTGAAGGATTATGTGAAGCAGGTCATTCAAGATCGCGATATGATTGTACAATCCGTTTATGGAAACACAAATGGAGAGTCCTATAAACTGAATGCCCCGCTCAATCTTGAGCGTGTGCTTCACAACATGAAGATCAAGTTCAATCTGCAGAAGGATGCGCGCACGGATCTGACGCCTATGAAGGTTATTGAAGACATCACCAATCTGATTGAGCGCACGCAACCCTACAATAAGGTTTGGGCTGCAAATGTGCGATTCCATCTGGCTCCTCATAAGGTTATTGTGCAACAGCGCTTCACAAAGCTCGCGTGGAATACTATGATGGAAACCATTCTTGTAAAGAACTGGAAATCCTGGGCTCTCCCTGGAGAACTCGTGGGCATTGTTGCAGCCCAGAGCATTGGTGAGCCAACCACCCAGATGTCATGTGTAAAGTCAACTAAAATCCTAGTTAACGATGGAAAAAATATGCACTACAAGGGTGCAATCGGAACCTTTATTGATGATCTGCTGGAAAAACACAAGAGCAATGTAGTTACTATTGGAGACGACAGTGTTGTGCTTGATCTTCCTGAAGACGTGCACATTCTGGGTGTGAGCGCAGATGAAAAGACGTCTTGGCGCCGCATTTCTCAGGTGAGCCGTCACCCTGCAAACGGTGGTCTGGTGGAGGTTCACACGCGTTCAGGACGCAAGACGACCGCGACGCTGTCTCATTCCTTCCTGCGTCGTTCTACAAAGGGCATCGTGCCTGTGCTAGGAAGTGATCTGAAACTGGGTATGCGCATCCCTGTAGCCAAAGTAATTCCTGAGGTGGCAAATCCTGTGCGCAGCATGACCAAGGGCAACACTACCTTTACTCTTGATCGCGAGTTTGGTTGGATGTGCGGCATGTATCTAGCCGATGGAAACGTAACGGCTAAAACCGTGAAGATTACAAAGACCGACGCTGTTGTGGAAAGCCGTCTTCGTGCTATTAGTGATGCGTACAAGTGGGAGTTTACAATCCGCCACTATGAGAGCGACTTTGGTCCTTCAAAGGAGAACCTGATTGCCTCCAAAGATCTGCGCGATTTCCTCGAGGAACATTTCAGCCACGGATCCTACAACAAGGGTATTGGTGCATTTGTCTACAGCGCCCCGCTAGAGTTTATCAAGGGTTTCATTGGAGGATACTTTGATGGTGATGGAAACGTGTGCGCCAAACGTCAACTTCTGCGCGCAGCCTCTCGCAGCAAGGACCTCATTCAGGATGTTGCGCAACTCCTGGGATATTGCGGAATGTTTGGCATTATGGGTGAAGAGACTTCTGTCAATATGCCTGGAAAAGTAATGTACACTGTGAATATTCCCCGCAAATATGCCCACACCTATAAGACTCTAATTGGCTTTGCGTCTGATGAAAATGTCAAGGAGCTGGATGCAATTATTGAGTATAATGCGCGTGAAGATCCTCATAGTTATATGGAACTGATTGATAAGATTCCTGAGGTTGGGGATGTGATTGCAGATACGGGAAAACTTCTGAATATGCCTGGATGCTCACGCACGTACGGTCGCTGGGCAAAGAAAGAGAGTGTGGGTCGTCGCACTCTGGGCAAATACATTATGCGATTCAAGGAGGCGCTTGTAGCTCGAGGCGGTCCTATGGTCAATTATGAAGCCAGTCAAAATATCGCAATACTGGAGTCTGCGCATAACGCCGAGGTCTTCTGGGATGAAATCATGGATCTCGTCTATCTTGATGATCCCAAGGAGTACGTGTATGACTTTACTGTGCCTGGCAACGATTCCTTCATGGTAGATAACAATATCCTTGTACATAATACTCTTAACACTTTCCACCAAGCTGGTGTATCAACCAAGTCTGCTGTTACCCGTGGTGTGCCTCGTCTCAATGAGCTTCTGAAAGTAACCAAGAATCCTAAAGCGACTAGCACTACTATTGCGCTCAAACCTGCATTCCGTAATGACAAGGATATGGTGCGCCAGGTAAGTCAGGATCTAGAACTGACGCTCCTGAAGGATATTGTGCGAAAGGCTGCAATCTATTATGATAGTACAGATGAAAACACGGTTGTAGAAGAGGATCGTGATCTTATTAAATTCTTCAAGGGTATGGAAATTCGTGATCCTGGATATGATGAAAATGCGCAGAGCAAGTGGATTCTGCGCTTTGAATTTGACCGCGAGAAGATGTTTAACAAGAATATTATGATGGACGATGTGCACTTTGTAATTCAGGATGTTTATGGATTCAATTCAAATACAGGGGGTGGGCTGAATATCATCTATTCTGATTACAATAGCCAAAAGCTCGTCATGCGTATTCGTCCAAATCTAGACAGCGTGTATGGAGATGAACTCGGTGGAATTAAGAAATTCCTGAATATTCTGCTTAAAAATACAATTGTTCGCGGCGTAGGGGGTATTCGTGCAGTCACATGGCGTAAAGATCGTAACCGTGTAGAGCTTATTGATGGTGAATATAAGCCGGTGGAACAATATCTACTCGATACGGATGGCAGCAACTTTGTGGCAACAGTGACGCATCCTGCGGTAGATGGAACAAAGATCTATTCTACAAATATTCATGATATTTACGATCAGCTTGGTATTGAAGCTACACGCAGTGTGCTGTATTCCGAGATTAACGGTCTATTCAATCCTGATGATATCAACTATCGCCATCTGGGTCTGATGTGCGATGTCATGACCCATTCTGGAAAACCCATGTCGGTCGATAGGTATGGTATTAATAAGATGGATAATGGACCTCTCGCCAAAGCCAGCTTTGAAGAAACAGAAAAGGTGCTCAAGAATGCCGCCCTGTTTGGAGAAATGGACCCTGTGACGGGCGTGAGTGCAAATATTATGATGGGTCAGCCGATCCGTGCTGGAACAGCCTTTACGCAGATTCTGCTGGATGAAGACGCTCTGCCCAAGCTCATGGAAGGGCTGCCATCTGTGGAGGAAGAGGAAGAAGACGAGGGACCCACCCAAGAACAGATTGATGATCAGCTGTATGGACAGAGTAAGGATGCATGTGCTCAACTGGAAACGAGAATGAATATGATTCTACCAGAACCAGATGCAAACCTGCGAGATGAAGACGATATTGAAATTATTGAAGTAAATGAAAAGAAAGCCTAATCTTGTTGTTTGAACAAAAGCGGGCTAAACCCTTTTTATAGTATATCAAGTATGGAATACGGTACAGGAAAACCTCCGTGGCGGCAGATTGAATGGTATAAACCGCCTCCACGAATTACGCAAGAAGACATTAGTGGAAACCCTATAGTGGGTGAAAGTGAAGAGGAGGATACAATGTGGGAAGTAAATTCTCTAAAGCAGCAAATTCAGCCATATGACAAGACAGAATTGTGGGATTTAGCTAAACGAATTACGAATCCGTATGAATTGATTAGTACATTTAGCAATCGTCTGCAGCTTCCCAAATCAACATGCTGTCTGCACCCTCTAAGTCGCAGTTTTTTCAAGATGGTTGAAATTCTAAATCATCTACAGTTTTTTGAACGCCATAAAAATCCCAAGTATAAAAGTCTACACATTTGCGAAGGTCCTGGAGGATTTATCGAAGCCTTTCACGAATTAGCCGAATCTAAACAAAAGAGAATTCAAGCGTCGTATGCAATGACGTTAAAAAGTACACATGCTATGATTCCAGGATGGAGACGCGCCGCGAATTTTTTACAGAGACATGCGACCGTTTCTATTTTATATGGACCGAACAAAACTGGAAATATTTATGAGCCTGAAAATCAACTTGCATGCTTGGAAGCCGTGGGGACGTCTGGGGCGCATTTGGTTACTGCAGATGGTGGGTTTGATTTTAGCGATGATTTTATACATCAAGAAAAAAATATTCTACGCCTTCTTGTAAATTCTGCGCTTATTTTGCTCGAATGTGTGGCGCATGAAGGTGATATTGTTCTAAAGGTGTTTGATTGCAATTTACAAGCAACGCGCGATTTGATTACTTTACTAGCCTCCTGCTTTCAAAGCTGGACGCTTTATAAACCGGTTACAAGCAGACCCTGTAATAGCGAATGGTATTTCATAGGGCGTTCTGCTCATTTAGATAGACGCTTGGTAATTAAATATCTAAAACAGATTCGTGATCTTTATGACCAAAATCCAGATATCGCGTTCCAATCTCTTCTTGTGACAAATAGTCTTACACCCTTTTTAAAAGAAAAACAGGAATTGCGCTGTGTAAAGCAAGTTGCAGCCTTAAAAGAGGTTATTACCTTTTGTAAGGAATACGAAACAATAGATCAGCCAAAGATGTGGGAAACGAATCGTGAAAAAACAATCCGATGGTGTTTGGATTTTAGAATGCCCACTGCATATAAACTTCCTTGATTTATTCCTTCTTGGGTTTTGAGCTAATCATAGGTTTTACATAGGAATCCACAAGCTTCTGTCCGACAATTACAGACGCTTGGTGTTGTGTCATGCCCCCCGCCATTTTATCAAGGACTTCGAGCATAAAGTTTAATTTTTTCTCGTCAAATGACGGTTCGACGGCTGCTTGAAAGAGCGTGGGGTATTGGGTTACAAAAGTGCCAAGGGCAGCTTTGATTTGCTCGTCATTTTGCCCAAGGGCTCTCAGTTTACGTACTTCAGCCACGCGCTCGCGCACATAGTCTGCGCGTTCTCGGGGAGAGAAGAGCGTGGGCGCGTTTTTTGCTTCTTCAACTGCAGATAAGACCCCGTCTTTGGATAAAGAGTCTAGAGGTGTTGGGCGTTTAGGAGGGTCTTGGCTCATTCTAGTCTATGCAACTTGATTGTAAGTATTCTTTTAGCGCACACACTATAGAGAATACGAATGTCCATAGATCCATCAAAAGTCCAGATGTTGGCGCAAGTCCCCGTTGTAAGCACAGATGCAACTTCGCCAGAAACACAGCTTATGCGCGATGCTAAAAAGGTTGAATTACAAACACAGATTGATACCAAATTTGATTCGGTCGTAGAGCGATTTGTGGTGCAGCAACCAATTTCACTGCCTCTGGTAAGTACTGCAGTCGCGCTAAGTTTATTTGCACTTGCCATTTTTATCACAGGGCGTCGCTAATCTGTTGAAAATATGTAGTCGTGGATAACCATTCTTTACAATTTATAATTGTTCGTGTGAAGAGTTCAGATGTCATAAAAATAAAACATACTGTACTCGACATGATTGTTATACCCAGCGTTGTTTCTCTTGTTACTGGAATTTGGAATAATTCTAGCAATGGGTCTAAAATTGTCACCTTTTCACCCGTGAGTTTTTGCTCAATCCGCGTAAATACACAACCGCCCATGATCAAGTGAGAAACCCATATGATTGTAAACCAGCACCAAATAAACAATAAATACCAATACGAGGGCACAAAGACATGTACCATAAAATAAAATACAATGAGTGATACTATAAAATACTGATGAAATGTTCTCAAGAGGCGCCCTATTTTTGCATCATCTGATTCCCAAAAAAAGAGCCATCTAATGCCCATTTCAAGCACGGTTTGTATTCGTTTCCGAACACTTTTTATTTTATCTTGAACCTTTATTTTTGCATCTGATTGCTCCTCCGCCATCTTATACTACTATGTGATCTAAAAGGGTATTCTCTGTGCGCAATAGAGGAACGGGATGGAACCGGCTACGATAGTCCCCATGAATTTAGAGGAAGAGGATACGGACGTTATTGTGCGGGATGATCAAATGGAGGATATTAATGTAAAAACACAGACAGCTGTTGCATCTTTGAAAACAAATATAATGAAATTTAAACGGGAACTATTTCAAGAAACCGTATCAAATGATACAACGCATTCGCCATCCAATCTGGAAGCTATGATTGGATTTCATTCGCGATTTTTACACATTATTAGTTTTTGGTTGAGCTTATTGAATGATCAAAAAGTTCCTATTCCCGAGTTTGACATTCCCCAGCATAAGAATGCATTTATCCGTTTAACAAGACAAATACAGACTCTTCGTAAAGAAAGTAATGATGCATACGTATTAGTTTATAGTTTATTATTTCAATTTACACAGCAACATCCATTTGATATGGGCGGGCAACAAAACTAAAACCCAAATAGAAGAATGGCTAAAACGCGCCGAAATGGTCTTTCAGGAACCCGTGCTCGTTTGGGTTTGACAAAACGATGCCCCCCAGGGCATATTCTGCGCGCGCCGTACAAGCGCCGCTTTTCAGCATCAACAAAGCAACAGGGCTATAATGTTCACAGGGGGCGCTATACGTACCGTGCGTATCCAAAGGCGGGTTCTATACTTGTAAAAGCGGCTTGCATCAAAGATAGGGGGCTTCCGGGCAAGGGACCCCGCTCTGGACGCGGTATAACCATGAAAAAGGGGGAATTGTCCCGTTATGGATATAATGCACACCTTTCTGAAGAGGCGCGTCATGCAGCTCTCCGCAAAGCTATGAAAGTGTACGGACCTTTGAGCGTGTATCGTAAATTAAATGCTGTTGCGCAATTAACCAAGCGCACTGCCCCCGAAGCCCATAAAGTATTCAAAGCCGATCGCGACTGGGTTCAATCTCACTTTGAAATGAAAAAATCGGCTAGATTGGGTTAAGAGAAAGCGTATGTCACTAGCAGGAGATTCATGGAATCTGATGCCAGTGAATCATCGTGGGTGTGGTTTTTCTTTATAACAATTGCGCTTTCGATTGCATGGTATTTTGTAAATTCAGCGGTTGATTTTAATGAGATCAGTAAGAATTGGGCAAAGTATCGATGCAATCCAGCAGTTATGCCTTTTGCAGGGGCGTATGGGCATGATGCGACTGAAAATTTTCAGTTTTGTTTGAATCAAATTTTTACAAATCAAGTCGGCGGCGTAACAGGACCATTTACCAAGATTTTAACAAGTATCGTGGGTACAAGCATGACCTTTTTGCAAAATTTAAACAGTCTCCGAATGATGCTGGCGACCTTATTGGGTGGAATGAATAAAATTATTCAAGAATTTACAGACCGTTTCAAGCTTTTGTTTTCACAAATACGCATTACAATGTTACGCATGCAGACGCTATTTAGACGAGTATTTGCAACCATGTACAGTATTTTTTTCATGGGCATGTCTGGAATGACGGCTGGATTGAATTTTGGCGATACCTTTATTTTTAAATTTATAGATACATTTTGTTTCCCACCCGAAACCCTAATTGAAATACAAGGGCGTGGTCAAATTCCCATATCAGAAGTTCAACTGGGCGACGTGTGTGCAAAGACAGGAGCGCGGGTGACAAGTGTATATAGATTTCAAGCAGACGGACAGCCTATGGTGAATTTAAATGGCATTGAAGTCAGCACAAACCATTTTATTAAATACAATGGGACATGGATACAAGCGGTGGATCATCCAGATGCAGTCCCATGTGGAGATTGGAACGGGGGTAAGGCGAGACCACTCGTATGTCTAGATACCGACACGCATGAAATCCCTCTTGGCAACTATATATTCTCCGATTGGGATGAAACCTCTGATTCTGATGCAGCCACGATGGAACTTGCAGAGTCAAAGGTAAATGGAGCCTTTGTACCTACGATGGAACGCCCGTGGCTCTATCAACCTGCATATGATGGTACTACAGAGATTTTACTAAGAGGTGGAATGACGCGGGCTGCTAAGAATATTCAAATAGGAGATACACTTACAACTGGGCGTGTTGTAGGAATTGGAAAACGCAATGTCTATTCCTATCTTGATCTTCCCACGGGGGAACGCATTACTCCAAGTACACTCATCTGGGACAGCGATGCAGCTCTGTGGCGTCGCGCTGGTCATATGTATAAAGATGCGATACAAATAGTTAAGGAGCCTATTGAAATGATTACATTTGTTATCTTTCATACTGCAGTTTTAGAAACAGTACATGGCACTGTATTTCGCGACATGTGTGAAATTCATTCAGCTGACATGGAAGCACCAACTGTAAATGCACTAGACCCGAACAAGAGGTCCATGCGCCAGACCTAAAAACATCCTAGAGCCACTCAACAGGAGATGGACGGGTTTCTACCAGCCATAATGACCACGTTGGTCTTTACGGGGGTATTTTCCTATTTTTTAATACGGGCAGATATTGATGCAATACGAGGGGATTGGGCAAATCGTCGTTGTGAATTGCCTGTAATTCTTTTAGCTGGATTAGCCAAACCAACCGATTCTACAAAATCGCCAATGGAATTTGCACAAGAAAATTTCAGTTTCTGCACGTCACAACTTGTAGATACTGTCCTAAAAACGGCATTTGCACCTTTATACGCCGTGACGGGACAACAAGTGAATGCATTAAATACCATGGCAGGTCCTATGAATAGCTTTCGATCCATGCTGAAAAACGCCAAAGATTCCTTTGGACGACTTTTGGATAAACAATATCGACAGTATATTGCAATTAACGCATCTTTGCTGAAAACATGGCAACATTTATTATTTTCTATGGGACGCATACAGACTATTTTTACGGGCGTGGTATATTTTGGATTGTCTGCGAGCGCACTAGTACAAAATACGCTGCAATTTACCTACAAGGCAATTTTAGCCTTTATTGGAATTATGGCGGCTATGATTATTTTGCTGTTTTTTGTATTATTCCCCTTTATTCCAGTTATTATGACCATGATTACAATTCTTGTAGCTGCTGGATTTGGAGCAGCTGCTGGGATGTCAGGAGCTTTCTGCGTAGATCCAGACGCATTAGTTTTAATGAAAGACGGCACAACAAAAGTATTGAAAGATGTACAGTTGGGAGACAGTTTATGGTCAGAAGAAGGTGAAAATAAAGTGACTGGTGTGCTGACAGTGGATGCCTCTAGTATACCTCTTGTTGAGATTGAGGGTGTTCTTATGAGCGGAAGCCATCGTGTGAAACTAGGGGATCGCTGGGTTTTGGCGGAAGAGCACCCGTATAGACTCAAATGTCCAAATACAGTCTTGTCACACCTTATCTGTTTAAACACAACTACACATTCAGTGCCGATTGTAACTGAAAATGGTACACTATTACATGTGGGGGATTGGGAAGAGGTTTCAGACGAAGCAGGGCGGCGGGCGTGGATTGACGCGGTGCATGACTATTTGAATGGGAGTCTTTCCACGCCAGCGATATATCCGACACACGTTCCTCTAGTAAGTCCAACCACTACAGTGTTTCATGCAGAGTCTGGACCTGTCCCGATTCAAACCATTCAAGTGGGCGATATCATTTTAACGCAGCAGAAGCGAAAAACACGCGTGACTGGTATATACAGGGGTCGTATTTACATTTCTGAAGATATGAAACGCGATCCCGAGTGGATTACGGATGGTGTTTGGATGAAGAAGGATAGCCAAACATGGACTACGGCATCGCTGCTTGGAGTTTCTGACACTACGAGTTTCAATACGCTTGAAACAGATGGTGTGTATTTGATTACAGAGGATGAACAATTCTTGATGGTGCACAAAGGCGTGCCGTATTTGGTGCGTGATTTTACAGAAATTGGTGCGTCGCAGATTGATTCGACCTATGAAATGTTGGATAGGTGTATGAATGATCCTTGCAAAAAGTAGAGAACCTAATCAGAAATGCGCACAGGTGTCTTAATAACTGGTTTAGTGTTACTGTTGGTCGCCAATCTACTAGCCTTCTATGGTTTCCAGGGGCGTATTACCACCGAGGGATTCACTAGTTCTTTCCTGAATGGCGCGGGCGTGGACGCCAAGCCCATGGGACCCTTTGACGGTGTTCGTCTGACCACTGGAAATTCCAGCTCTTACCGCTACAATCACCCCGATGAGCCTATGGGTGGAAACTACCCCCCTTTCAAACTAGGCATGGATAACCTGTTTATGTTTAAGGATAACACTGTCAGCCCGTTATGTTGTCCATCGGACCATTCTACGGATACAGGGTGTGTCTGTACCAGTTTAAAACAAAGAACGTTCCTTAACCAGCGGGGCGGGAACCGAACTGTCGAAGACGGTTTCTAAAGTTTTCTGGCGCGCCTCTTGATAAATAAACGCTGTAACTTAATGAGTGCTTTAATACCGCGTCTCCAATCTAGTTCCCAGCATATTACAAGTTTATAACCTTGACTTTTACAGAATTCTATCTTTTTGAGTGTTCTAGCATACAACTCTCCAAAAGTAACATTCATTATTGTGTTTATAGCATCCGGACTGTATTTTCTACTATCCCCATGATATGCGCTCCCATTGAACTCCCAAATAGTATCTGTTTTTTCACAATACCCGTCAGCATGATACTTACTATTACGAATGCGGTGTTCGCCATGCTTTAATGGATTACCATTAAATTGGATACATGTATTATAGCTTACTTGCATATAATTTAACCATTCAATTGCAACGCGTGAAGTGCATACGTGCTTACATAACGGACATGCGGTGCGCGACTTTTCATTTATGTGTGATTTAGGCGTTCTTTGAAATTCGCCATGTTTTTTGCATATAATTGTGATTGGTGTTAATGAATCATAATAATTGACCTTACTATAATCATACTCGTTACCCCAAATACGAGTTGCAACCTCTATAAACTTTTCAGTTGTCCATCTTGCATTATCGGCTTGTTTTTTAAATGCACATTTTCTACATCCATTACCCCACATATGTTCACACACCTTTTGTTGAAAGATTCCGTGTATTTTACATATAATATTGATTTTATCATGAACCTTTGTAAATGAGACCTGGCTATAGTCATATTTATCATTGTGTTTTTCACGAGCTCTTTTTATAAACTCATCATGTGTTACCTTGGTTTTTTCTATAATAATTAATTGTCCGCATTTTCTACACCCTGAACCATAATCACGATGTTTACGCGCTTGTACCATAAAGTCTCCATGATCAGGGCATGTTATTTTAATTTTTTCACTAATACACGTATATGTATCTCCGTGATATGTATATTTATCCCCGTATTTTTCTTTAGAATCTTTAACAAACTCTTCAAACGGAATTTGTTTGCTTAGTTTATTCTTTAAATATCCACATAGTTTACAGCCTTGCCTAGAAAGATGCTGATTAGGTTTTTGCATAAACTCACCATGAATTTTACAAATAATACAGACTCTTGCATTCATAATTGTATACTCCACTTTTGAATAGTCGTACAGGTCCCCATGCACCTCTCTAGCTCTTTGTATGAAGATTTCTGTTGTAATCTTTGACATTATGAAGACCCGACCAATACCAATTTTATCATCAAAAACATCTTCAATTTTCTATAATAGATGAACCCGAATCCGACAATATGTATTGTGGGCTTCGGTATTGCAGGGCAACTTTTAGTTCTAGAACTCCACAAAGCAGGGGTTCCGCCGCAAGCCATTACAATTCTTGACGAAACCTTTCTTGGAGGCGCATTGATGACAGAATATCCAACCGTTATAAGCAATACGCCCTGGAGCAAGACAAAAACAGCGCTAAACTACTATCAACCGTACGCAGCTGAATCTATTGCGCGTTACAATGCCATGTATCAAGATAATCAGTGCACGCCAGTAAGAGACATTGCTGATGCATGCTTTCAAACTTCGTGGAAACTTGCTGAAAAAGCGGATAGGTTGACGACTAGAGTAAAAGCAGCTGAATATGAAGAATCCAGCAAATGCTGGAAACTTGATCACACCCATGGAACTTTACGCTGTAAATTGCTTTTCATGTGCCAAGGTTCGCTGGAAAAACAGCTTTCGCTGGATTTGCCATCAATTCCACTTTCTATAGCCTTGGATAAACACCGCCTTGCAACCCTCGTCTCTGCTGTAAATGATAAAGTCGCCGTATTTGGTATTGCGCATTCTGGAACTGTTCTATTAGACCATTTACACACACTCAATATACCGACTGTTGGTATTTATAATACCCCAACACCATTTCAATATGCCCGCGATGGGCATTATGACGGTATCAAAGAGGGCGCGGAACAAATCGCAGACAAAATCCAGCGCGGCGAGTATGGTCAATTACAGCTTGTTTCTTGGAACGATCCATTGGCTCTTCATAAAGCTTTGAAAAGAGCGACCAAGTGTATATATAGTGTAGGATTTTCAGCGAAACCTATTGGAGATCTAACAATGCAATACGATGCAAATACAGCGAAATTAAATACAGCGAGCCCCAATTGTTATGGATATGGGATTGCATTTCCAGGAATAACAGAGATCGAATCCAAGAAATACAGCGATGTTAGTGTTGGGAGTTTTCAGCAACAAATCCAGCGGACACTTCCCGCAATCTTACAACGAGCAAAAGAAGAACATGTGCTATAGTAGTAGTGATGAACAACATTCGTTCTCCGGCTCCAGGGGGGTCTTTATTTAATATGGGAAATATGGGCAGAATGAATGCACGAAACAATGTAGTTGTAAATGCCGCCAATACGGCTCTCAACGCCGCTGGAAATGCATTCAACGCCGCTGGAAATGTAGCTAGTAACGCTGTAAATACAGTTGCCAATGCAGCCAATACGGCTTTTAATGCCGCTGGAAATGTCGCAAACGTAGCTGTAAATACTGCTGGAAATGTCGTCTCTGGAACCGCCAATGCAAGTCAGATGGTATTTATTGTCGGTGTACTTTTGATTGTAGCCATTGTTGCTGTATTCTGGAAGCAGATTGGCGACGGGTTCAGAGTGTTATATGACAAGGTTCGTCAAGCCTTTGGTGCAGAACCTACCCCTACCCCTTCCGCAACTGCTGAAATTGTAGACAAGCCGCAAGCTCCTCAAGATGACCAAGTGCACGAAAAGCGCATGGTGGAAAAGATTTTACCCGGTCGCCAGCAGGTCTTTAACATCAGCAAGAACTCCTATACCTACTACGATGCAGAGCCCCTGTGCAAGGCGCTGGGTGCAGAGTTAGCCACATATGAACAAGTAAAGGAAGCCTATGCTGGTGGAGCCGATTGGTGCAACTATGGATGGACAAAGGGGCAGATGGCGGTCTATCCCACCCAAACCAATACATGGGAGGATTTACAGCAAGGACCCGAAGAGCAGCGCAATGCATGCGGTCGCCCAGGAGTAAATGGCGGATTTTTTGACAATCCAGAGCTCCGATTTGGCGTGAATTGCTACGGTGTAAGACCCGCACAAAAAGACCACGATGCGACGGCTGTAGCCAGTGGAGACGCCGCGCCCCTAACACCCGGTGGTCTGGAAGTCGAAAAGAAGGTTGCACACTATCGCGGGGAAGCCAATAGCATCGGCATCTTACCCTTCAGCAAGTCTGCATGGAGCGCTTAAACAATTGGTCTGGATCATTTATAAATGAGTACTCTCTACGCATTTATAAATCAAGAGTATTTTGACGCGTGGTGTGTGAAGAATAACCTTGAAAAAACTTTAGAAACTCGGCTACAATTTCTAAAAGAATTTGGATCTCCCATTCTTCAGTATATCGATCCTGGGAGTAGCTCTTATGTAAAATTAGAACAAGGACGTTGTATTTATATCAATTTTAATTATTATACTGAGCTAAGAAAACGATTCCCCAGCGTTGTGCTCAAGGGTGCAATAGAACAAGAAACGGCTGCAGAATCCTTTCTTCGTTCCACAGTTACATGGGCTTCTAAATTTCTAAATAAAACTGTCCTTTGTCGCCGTCGCTAAAGTGTGCGTCTATCACCGCCAAACGCTCCAGAATCGTCGGTCGTGTGGAAGACTCCAAAGTCGTCCTCTTCTGGATATTCATCGGACATGGCTTGCAGGAATTTGCCGTGTGCACGACTGGATTGAAGGTTGATAATATTCCACGCAAAAAATGGTAGGTCAGATTGTTGCGCAAACCCAGCATCTGAATCGTCTAGAAATTCGGACGATCTCCATTCATAACAGAGTTGCGCCCATTCGTCGTGGGAAATATGGAAAAGAAACCAATCCAGCTCTGCTTCGCCGCCTCCATGAAAGGATTTTAGACATTTAACTGTGGCTGAAGGAGACGCCCTTTTAGCTTGAACGTGTGAAAATGCCCACGCTCTACAATATTCGGATGCTTTCGAATCAGAATATCCAATAGAATATCCATACCCCTCCAGGAAAGGCTTCAGACCGTATTGGATAAAATCTTGAATCCAGCCATATCCAACGCCAGAACTCCATTGTACCTTTTGATTCGTCACCACCTTCTTTGAACGTTGCGCCATGATCATATTTGTTTTATGAGCAATCGGCGGAACTTTGATGGAACCAAACTGGAGGGTGGGTGCAGTAGTAGTATCCGTTTCCATTTATACTCTAGAAGGGTTCTTCTAAAAATTCTCTAGAGTATACTATATAGTTCTACTTTAAACCCATTTGACCAGGTGGCGGCGGTCCTGGGACGGGAGTAGGCGCCGCAATCCGTTTGAGGCATGCGTTAACCTGTGTATCCTGTTGTTTTTGAAGGCGTATAAATCGGAGAATCGCCTCGGTTTCATTGATACCGGTACCTTTTTGTGCATAGTATTTCTGAAGATAGGTTTCCAAGCGGGGAAGAGTTAAAGACGGGGGAGTTCTTTCTTCAGTACATTGAAGTCTTGCGCCGCCAGAGATTTGTATAACTGCATGCTCCATATTATTAGCCCGAAGGTTGGTAATAATTTTATTTTCAAATTCGTCCCTTAGTTTTCGTGCACCAGAAGCCTGTTTAGAATAATTATTGGCGAGATTGTCATAGTGGACATAATTGCGTACCATGGTTGCTATATCATTTTGTTGTTGGATGGGAGCAGCCATGGATTCCTTTTCAAGGGTTTGAAAATGTGTGTATGGCTGATGACGCGGAAGTAGACCCTAGACGTGTAAAGACCAATAAAAGTGTCAGCCCGATCATAATTGTAAGAACTACAAATAAAACACACATAATTACAATATAAGGAAAAATACGGTCCATAATGTGACTTATAAGAGGATCTATAAGATAGACCTGAATCATCTTTTTATTTTCATCTGTTTGTATGGTTTGTGTGAGTTTATGAATCCAGCGTTGAAGCCAGTCCTTTTTGGACGGGAGGGATGTGGTACTCGTTGTAGAGGCTTTATCGTCTATCATTACTATTCGCGTATTTAAAGAATCTATAAAACTATACGCAAGAAATACGAGGATGAGCTATTTTAGCACCGCATTTAAAAAACAATTAACACCTAAATCAACTTATAAGTATATTTTTACTAGTTCTATATCTTTAAAAAACGAAAATGAACGAACCCCTTTTACTGGGATATCTGTTCAAGCCGCATATCATGATATTGAAAGTGGAGAACTGCCCGATGAATTTGAAAACCCGACACGTTTAAAGGCGGTTTTTGATCGGTGGCTTCTAGATTGCAGTGGCTGCTTTGTAAAATCCCCGACATTTGAAAAATTCAAATATGAATCACAAGTTATATTATCGCCGTATGAAACTCGTGACAATCTCCCTGTGTGTCATTTATATCCAGCCCGAATTGAACTTGATATGCCAATATTTAAGATTTTCTGGACAATTTCGCACAGAACTTCTGAAACTCCGACAGTTTCTGCTGATAAAATATTGATCGGCGAAGATGAACCCGAACTTCAAATGGAGGAGCATACCTATATACAACAACCCGACGGTACTCGGTTTATAACAACTAAAGATGGTGTCCGATCCGAGTGGCTGCAAGAATTAAACGACGCCGCACTGCCCTTGTCAGATTCTCCAGCTCTCCGGTTGGAGGCAGATCACGACGAAGTTCAGCGGGAAAAGTTCCGGCGCCGAGTTCGTGAGGCGCGTATTCGTGCTAAACTAGCCCGTTACAGAGCTGAACGCTTGGCGCAACGATATGAAGAACGGTTTGGTATATATCCAGATGAAGACGCGGAAGAAGCCCAAACGGAGGCTGAGCAAAGCGACGATGAGTAGATTTGTTTCGGTTGATGTTTGAAAATTATACACTAGCACTAGAACAGAAGCACCCAATGTCTGGAGGCAACAATCTGATGACCGGCTTATTAATTGTAGTAGTGTTAGCTGCACTGGTATATCTAGTGGATCCCACCTTTTTCGGCTTATTAAAGACCCGACAGGCTTTCCAGAACATGGAAGAGGCTGGCATGGGCGAGGGCGAATGCCCTGCTGGACAGGTGATGGTGAATGGTCAATGTGTAGAGGGTTTTGAAGGGGCTCCCGATGCAGTGAGCAACGGCGATGCGTCTGCTGGACAAATGGCAAACCCCGGTCAAGTTGATCGTCGCAACCAACAAGGAAACCCTAATGCAGCGGGAAGTGACCTGCACCAGGGTGCTTTCCCTGCCCCTGCGGAAGGCTTTGCGGATCTGGCAAGCATGGAGGGACCTGCGAGCTTTGGTTCTGCGAGCCAACCTGCTGGGTGCTACCCCCGTGATCAACTGACACCTGGTGAGCTGCTGCCCAAGGACCAGAATAGCGTGTGGGCTGAACAAAACCCCATGGGTCCTGGAAGTCTGAAGGGTAAGAATTTCCTAAGCGCGGGCGCCTTAATTGGTGTGAACACTGTTGGACAAAGTCTGCGCAACGCCAACCTCCAGCTGCGTTCTGAGCCCCCCTGCCCTCAGATCCCCGTCAGCATTTTCAACCAGAGCACTATTGCTCCTGACACCAACCGCCGCCCCCTGGAGATCAATTAAGGTATCTAGGCAAATAAATATTCTATGAAGTCTAAAAAGACATCATAGAATCTAATATACAAAACAGAGACACGAGTGCCTTATGGACTCGAGTGAATTACTATTGCTTCGGCAATATAAATTAATATCTGGCTGTTGTAAGCCTGAAGAAATTCCTGTTGTTGGACCACCTGGTCCAACGGGGGATAGAGGACCCACTGGATCTAGAGGTCTTACGGGATTCACTGGTCCACAGGGCATTCCAGGTGAAGCTACAAATACAGGTGCAACAGGACCTGCGGGAATAGATGGTATAACAGGTGCCACTGGTCCACGAGGAGAGGATGGTATACTAGGTACTACAGGTGTAACGGGTCCTTCTGGTGCAGATGGCATAACGGGTGCAACAGGTGCAATTGCTACAGGTCCAACAGGTGAGACAGGTCCTACGGGTACAACCGGACCAACTGGTGAAACTGGTCCAACAGGAACAACAGGACCAACTGGTGAAACTGGTCCCACTGGTGAAACAGGTCCCACTGGCGAGACAGGTCCCACGGGTGAAACAGGTCCTACGGGTGAGACAGGACCTACTGGTACAACCGGACCTACTGGTGAAACTGGTCCCACTGGTGAGACAGGTCCCACGGGTGAAACAGGTCCTACGGGTGAGACAGGACCTACTGGTACAACCGGACCTACTGGTGAAACTGGTCCCACTGGCGAGACAGGTCCCACGGGTGAAACAGGTCCTACGGGTGAGACAGGACCTACTGGTACAACCGGACCTACTGGTGAAACAGGTCCTACTGGCGAGACAGGTCCTACGGGTACAACCGGACCAACTGGTGAAACTGGACCAACAGGAACAACAGGACCAACTGGTGAAACTGGTCCCACTGGCGAGACAGGTCCCACGGGTGAAACTGGTCCCACTGGCGAGACAGGTCCTACGGGTACAACCGGACCAACTGGTGAAACTGGACCAACAGGAACAACAGGACCTACTGGAACAACAGGACCAACAGGACCAACAGGACCTACTGGAACAACAGGACCAACCGGTGAAACAGGACCTACTGGAACAACAGGACCTACAGGTACAACCGGACCAACAGGAACAACAGGACCAACTGGCGAGACAGGTCCCACGGGTGAAACTGGACCAACTGGCGAGACAGGTCCCACGGGTGAAACTGGTCCCACTGGCGAGACAGGTCCTACGGGTACAACCGGACCAACTGGTGAAACCGGACCAACTGGCGAGACAGGACCTACGGGTGAGACAGGACCTACAGGAACAACAGGACCTACTGGTGAGACAGGACCAACTGGTGAGACAGGAACTACGGGTGAAACAGGACCTACTGGCGAAACAGGACCTACAGGTACAACAGGACCTACAGGAACAACAGGACCTACTGGTGCAACTGGTCCACGAGGGCAGCAGGGGTATAGTACAGGTTTAATTTATTATTTTAATAATGACATCCTAGTTACAGACCCTGTTCCTCCTCCACAGTATTATGATCTTAATCCGATTATAAGTATTACAGCAACGACAAGTGCATCTATTTTATTTACATCATCACCCGCTGAAATATTTATAAGAGAATTTATTACACCGGTTGGTGATCCTGGCATTAATGATACACTAGTAGCTGGAACTTGGAATTTTGAAATTTGGAGCACAACAGATATAACAGGTGCTGGTCAAACAGTTAAATTAATAACATATATATACAAACGATCATTGGGGGGAACTGAAACGCTAATTGCAACAAATTCAGGTGTCGGTATTCCAATCGTTGCAAAAAACAATATTACAGATGCATATTTATATTTATACTCTATACCTATACCCCAAACACCAATTATAAACACAGACCGTATTGTTGTTAAATTTTATGGAACATGTACAAATATACAGCCAACAAAATCATTAATTTTATTCTTTAATAATACAACAATTAGTCAGGTAAATACTAATCTAAACGCTCTTGCAGGACCTACGGGCGCAACTGGAGAAACAGGACCTACGGGCACAACCGGACCTACAGGTACGACTGGTCCTACAGGTACAACTGGACCAACTGGTGAAACTGGTTGTACAGGCACAACCGGTACAACTGGACCAACGGGACCTACAGGTAAACAAGGTATTCAGGGTATTGAAGGTCCAACTGGTGAAAGGGGTGAACCTGGACAAAGTAGTAGCTATTATAATTATTTAGCAAATGCAACGGGGACCACTGGAGATCCAGGTCCAGGGTATATATTATGGAATACATCTCCGCAAACCTCTGCAACACAACTTAACGTTTCACACTTAACAAGTGATTCAATTGATATTGATATATTTTTAGAATTATTAAATACAGGTGATTCGCTTGTTATCCAATCACAGTCAAATAGTAATGACTATCAAACATGGACTATTGATAATCCAGTTACTGTATATCCAAACGATTATATTGAAATACCTGTAGAATTTGTAGATTCGGGGGGTATAGGTACTACTGGATTTCCCCCAGATGCGCCGCTTATTTTAGTAATTCGATCTAGTGGATTTACAGGTCCACAAGGTCCAACGGGACCAACTGGATCAACTGGCGAGACAGGTCCAACTGGCACAACAGGAACAACTGGAATAACTGGACCAACAGGAACAACAGGAACAACTGGATTTACCGGACCTACGGGTTCACTAGGAGCTCCTGGTCCACAAGGTGCAACGGGTACTTCTGGTCCCACAGGTACAACAGGACCACAAGGACCGGTTGGTTTGCGTGGATGGACTGGGTTTACTGGAACTACGGGACCAACTGGACCAACTGGATTTACTGGACCAACAGGATCAACCGGGTCAGTGGGATCTACAGGTCTAACCGGATCAACTGGACCAACTGGTCCAACAGGTTCAACAGGTTCAACAGGTACAACAGGACCTACAGGTGAAACAGGACCAACAGGTGCAACAGGACCACAGGGGTTGCCAGGTATTGCATCGAATACGGGTGCTACCGGTACAACTGGATCAACAGGTCCAACTGGTACAACCGGTGCAACAGGTCCTATTGGAACCGGACCTACTGGTACAACAGGTCCGATCGGTGCACCAGGTGAACAGGGTTGGACAGGACCAACTGGACCAACTGGACCTACGGGCGAAACGGGTGCAACAGGTACAACAGGACCTACGGGTGAAACTGGTCCTACGGGTACAACCGGACCTACTGGTGAGACAGGACCTACTGGATATACAGGAACAACTGGATCAACTGGTGAAACAGGTGCAACAGGACCTACTGGCGAGACAGGATCTACAGGAACAACCGGACCTACTGGTGAAACGGGTCCTACAGGAACAACTGGATCAACTGGCGAGACAGGATCTACAGGAACAACAGGACCTACTGGCGAAACGGGTCCAACAGGAACAACCGGACCAACTGGCGAGACGGGTACAACCGGACCTACCGGTGAAACAGGTCCCACTGGCGAGACAGGATCTACAGGAACAACAGGACCTACTGGCGAAACGGGTCCAACAGGAACAACTGGACCAACTGGCGAGACAGGACCTACTGGTGAAACGGGTCCTACAGGTACAACCGGACCAACTGGCGAGACGGGTACAACCGGACCAACTGGCGAAACGGGTCCTACAGGTACAACCGGACCAACTGGTGAGACAGGACCTACTGGTGAAACGGGTCCTACAGGTACAACCGGACCAACTGGTGAGACAGGACCTACCGGATATACAGGTGAAACTGGACCTACAGGAACAACTGGACCAACTGGCGAGACAGGACCTACGGGACCAACGGGTGAAACTGGTGCAACTGGAACAACCGGTGCAACAGGACCGCTTGGAACAGGACCAACTGGTGATACTGGTTCAACAGGAACAACGGGTGCAACGGGCGAAATGGGACCTACAGGATATAATACGTATTATATTTTTGATGGTGGATTTCCATCTAGCACATACACAGTTGGACCAGCGTTTGATGCAGGGGGTGTTGGTGTAATTGGAAACACAGGACCTTCTGGAGCATATAATGGAACAAATTTAACTTTACAATTCCGTCGCGGAATTAGTTCACAATGGACATCTGTAGATCCAGTATTAGCTGACGGAGAGTTGGCTATTGAAACGGATAGTGATTTATTCAAGATTGGAGACGGTGTAACACCATGGACATCTTTAGGATATGCTGGATTTACAGGACCAACAGGACCAACTGGCGAGACTGGACCTACTGGATCAACTGGGCAACAAGGTCCTACTGGAACTATATCTCCTGACCTAAGCTTCAGCAGTATATCAGTAAATGGAACAACCAGTGTAAGACAAATTCAAGAATTTGTATCTACGTATACAGCCCCCACTGGAACGGTTACATTTGATTGGCAAAATGGTGCTATATTTTTTGTATCTGCGATGACAACAAGTTTTACAGCAAATATAACCAATTTACCAACAACAGCAAATCGTAGTTATGTGACTACATTTATGTTAAGACAGGGTACAACGCCATATTATACAAGTTCATTACAGATCAATGGAACATCAAATTATATTAACTGGGCAAATGCCAGTCCACCCGCACCCACGGCAAATCGTACCGAAATTGAAAGTTTTACGCACTATTATACGGGTGTTTCTTGGATTACAATGGGACAATTAACAAGTTTCGGATAAAAATATAATATAAAGTATACATATTCAAACTATTCAAAAATGTATGGTTTGAATGCGTAGGATGTAAAGAGTCCTTATTTTTGCATTAAAGGATAGAAGTAAATGCCATACATCCAATTACAGTTCCGACGAGGAACTGCAGCGGATTGGCTGGCATCCAATCCAATTTTAGCCGCAGGAGAGTTGGGTTTAGAAACAGATACTCAATTGTTTAAAATTGGAGATGGAATAACAACATGGATTTTACTCCCTTACGGCGGTTTAAGAGGTCCTACTGGGTCAACGGGCAGCACAGGTACTACCGGCCCGACAGGTGCAACAGGTGCTGATGGTGCGACGGGTCTTACAGGACCTACGGGTGCTGTTGGAACAGGACCTACGGGTGCTACTGGACCAAAAGGCGAAACGGGATTCAGTGATCGATTTTTAACTAGCTTTACAACTACTGGAATTACACCAACAACAGGATCTATTGGACCCGTAACAGTTGGTACTCAATTAGCCTATATTCTTGGAAATTCCGTCATTGTTACAGATATTTCTGCACCTTTAATTAACAATTTTGAAGGACGTGTGCAAAGTTATAACTCAAGTACCGGTGCATTAATTATTGATCAAATTGTAAATATTAATGGTACATTTGGAAGTGCAGGTAGTTATAATGTAAACTTAGATGGAATTAATGGACCGACAGGAACAACCGGTTACACGGGAACAACGGGATCCACAGGTGCAACGGGACCTACTGGACCCACTGGCATGTCTGGGGCTGATGGAGCAACAGGTGCGACAGGTACTACAGGTCCAACCGGAGAGACTGGACCTACTGGAGAAACTGGTCCTACAGGTGAAACTGGTCCCACTGGTGAGACTGGACCTACTGGACCTACTGGAGATACAGGACCTACTGGACCCACTGGCATGTCTGGGGCTGATGGAGCAACAGGTACTACAGGACCTACTGGAGAAACTGGTCCTACAGGTACTACAGGACCAACTGGTGAAACAGGACCTACAGGTGAGACTGGACCTACTGGAGATACAGGACCTACTGGACCCACTGGCATGTCTGGGGCTGATGGAGCAACAGGTACTACAGGACCAACTGGTGAAACTGGTCCCACGGGTGAAACTGGTCCCACAGGTGCAACGGGATCAACTGGTATTACAGGACCTACTGGTGAAACAGGACCTACAGGTGAAACTGGTCCCACGGGTGAAACTGGACCTACTGGACCCACTGGCATGTCTGGGGCTGATGGAGCAACAGGTACTACAGGACCTACTGGTGAAACTGGACCCACTGGTGAAACTGGACCCACGGGTGAAACTGGTCCCATAGGTGAGACTGGACCTACTGGAGATACAGGACCTACTGGACCCACTGGCATGTCTGGGGCTGATGGAGCAACAGGTACTACAGGACCAACTGGTGAAACTGGTCCCACGGGTGAAACTGGTCCCACTGGTGAAACAGGACCTACTGGTGAGACTGGTTCTACAGGTGAGACTGGACCTACTGGTCCCACTGGTGAGACAGGACCTACGGGTGAGACTGGTCCCACCGGTGAGACTGGACCTACTGGACCCACTGGTGAGACAGGACCTACAGGTGAGACAGGAACTACAGGTGAAACTGGACCCACTGGCATGTCTGGGGCTGATGGAGCAACAGGTGAGACAGGTACTACAGGACCTACTGGTGAAACTGGACCCACTGGTGAAACAGGACCTACAGGTGAGACAGGACCGACAGGTATGTCTGGTACCGATGGACCCACTGGTGAGACTGGTCCGAGTGGCACCACAGGACCGACAGGTATGTCTGGCGCAGATGGAGCAACAGGAGCGACAGGTATGTCTGGAGCCGATGGTGTTACTGGACCAACAGGTCCCACGGGTATGTCTGGAGCAAAAGGAGATCAAGGTATCCAGGGACCAACTGGATCAAAAGGAGACCCAGGGCAAAGTAGTAGCTATTATAGTTATCTAGCAAATGCAACGGGAACAACTGGTGATCCAGGTCCAGGGTATATATTATGGAATACATCTCCACAAACTTCTGCAACGCAAATCAATGTATCCCATCTAACTAGCGATAATGTGGATATTGATGTCTTTTTAGCCTTATTAAGTACCGGTGATTCTGTTATTGTTCAGTCTCAATCGAATAGTGATGATTATCAATCATGGACCGTTGTAAATACTGTAACCGTATATCCAAATGATTATATTGAAATACCAGTTACATTTGTAGATGCCAGTGGTGTCGGTACAACTGGATTTCCACCGGATGCGCCCCTCATTTTAGTGATTCGGTCTAGTGGATTTACAGGTCCACAGGGACCAACAGGTTCTACGGGCACAACCGGTCCAACAGGTCCTACGGGTGCTACTGGTATAACTGGATCCACTGGGTCTACCGGTGCATCAGGGTCCATTGGATCAACTGGATTAACAGGTCCAACAGGAGCGCTTGGCGCACCGGGTCTACAAGGGGCTACTGGTACAACAGGACCCACAGGAACAACTGGTTCACAGGGACCAGTTGGATTACGCGGGTGGACTGGATTCACTGGAACGACAGGTTCAACTGGTGCAACTGGGGTAACTGGAACAACAGGTACAACTGGGGCAACAGGGGCAACTGGACCAACTGGTTTAGCGGGTGCGACTGGTGTAACAGGTGTAACTGGACCTACTGGAACAACAGGTGCAACAGGTGCAACCGGAACAACTGGTGCAACTGGACCACAAGGATTGCCAGGAGATGCATCAAATACAGGAGCAACTGGAAGTGTCGGACCTACTGGTATAACGGGAGTAACAGGTGTAACTGGTCCAACTGGTTCAACAGGAACTACTGGTACAACAGGTACAACTGGAACGACGGGTGCAACGGGACCTTTAGGAACAGGACCAACAGGAGTAACCGGACCAATAGGTGCTCCTGGTGAACAGGGATGGACAGGACCAACTGGGTCAACCGGACCAACTGGACCAACTGGAACAACCGGATCAACTGGAATAACTGGATCTACAGGTGCCACAGGATCAACCGGACCAACTGGAACAACCGGATCAACTGGAATAACTGGATCTACAGGTGCCACAGGATCAACCGGGTCAACTGGATCTACAGGTTCCACCGGTACTACTGGACCAACTGGAGAAACTGGTCCTACAGGTGCCACAGGAACTACCGGTATGTCAGGTACTGATGGTGCAACAGGTACTACAGGACCAACTGGCATGTCTGGAGCTGATGGAGCAACAGGTGCCACAGGAACTACAGGTATAACTGGACCAACTGGAGAAACTGGTCCTACAGGTGCCACAGGTGCTACAGGAACTACAGGTATGTCTGGAGCTGATGGAGCAACAGGTACAACAGGACCAACTGGTGAAACTGGTCCCACAGGTACTACAGGACCAACTGGCATGTCAGGTGCTGATGGAGCAACAGGTGCCACAGGAACTACTGGTATATCAGGTGCTGATGGAGCAACAGGTACAACAGGTACAACAGGACTAACAGGTGCTGATGGAGCAACAGGTACAACAGGTACAACAGGACCAACTGGCATGTCAGGTGCTGATGGAGCAACCGGACCAACAGGACCAACTGGAGAAACAGGTCCCACAGGTACAACAGGACCAACTGGCATGTCAGGTGCTGATGGAGCAACCGGACCAACAGGACCAACTGGAGAAACAGGTCCCACAGGTGCCACAGGTGCCACAGGACCAACTGGCATGTCTGGAGCTGATGGAGCAACAGGTACAACAGGTACAACGGGACTAACAGGAGAAACTGGTCCCACAGGTGCCACAGGACCAACTGGCATGTCTGGAGCTGATGGAGCAACAGGTGTGACAGGTACTACAGGACCCACTGGTATGTCTGGAGCTGACGGTGCGACAGGAGCTACAGGTGCAACAGGACCAACAGGAATGTCTGGAGCTGATGGTGCAACAGGACCAACTGGGGAAACAGGACCAACTGGGGAAACAGGACCCACAGGTACTACAGGACCAACTGGCATGTCTGGAGCTGATGGAGCAACAGGTGCAACAGGACCAACTGGCATGTCTGGAGCTGATGGTGCAACAGGATCAACTGGTTCCACTGGTACTACAGGACCCACTGGCATGTCTGGAGCTGATGGAGCAACAGGTGTGACAGGTACTACAGGTCCAACTGGGGAAACAGGTCCCACAGGTCCCACAGGTACTACAGGACCCACTGGAATATCTGGAGCTGATGGAGCAACAGGTGTGACAGGTACTACAGGACCAACTGGGGAAACAGGACCCACAGGTACTACAGGACCCACTGGAATGTCTGGAGCTAATGGTGCGACAGGTGTGACAGGTACTACAGGTCCAACTGGGGAAACAGGACCCACTGGCATGTCTGGAGCTGATGGAGCAACAGGTGCAACAGGACCAACTGGCATGTCTGGAGCTGATGGTGCAACAGGATCAACTGGTTCCACTGGTACTACAGGACCCACTGGCATGTCTGGAGCTG